GGGTGCCATGGGGTGCGGAATCACAGGGCGATGCTCTGGCGGCGCGGTGCGTGCATCGAGACGCGCTCCTGGCTCTTGTAGTCATCGAAGTTGATGTGAGCCTTCCACTTGCGCTTCAGGTGGCGCTTTTCAGTCGCGATGCGCTCGGCGCTGCGAAACAGCGAATTGCCGCCCAAGTTCTTGTCGCGCTCCTGCACGAAGCAGAAGCGCGCTTCATTCCAGACCAGACGGTTGTCGAGCAGTTCCTGGAGCGAGGCATCAATGTCGCACTTGCACTTCAAAAGCTCATCCCAGACAGGCACGCCACCATCCGAGTCACGAACCACGCCAACCGCACCGCCGACCCAGTGATTCACACCAAAGGGATCGTTGCGTTGCAGCAGGCGTGGATCACTGCGCTGATGCCAGCCAAACAGTCGTGCTCCAGCTCCACGGGCGTTGTAGGCCGAGTTGCTGAGCATTTGGAGGGTCTCCTCCACGGAGAGCTTGCGGCAGCGGAGCGACACCATGCAGACGCAGGCGCTGATGTCGTCATCAAGCATGATGATCGCGTCCTCCTTGAAGTGCTTCAGCAGCCAGTTGCGCAACGAGGAGATGCCCATGACCGAATCCGGCACCGTGGACTTCTCCAGGGGGATGTGGGCATACTGCTCAAGCTCGCTTTCCGGCACGAGCAGGGTCGCGCTCGGAAACAGCTTGTGGCTGGTCATCGTTCGTGCCCGGCTGCGGCTCAGGATGACCAGGCGCAGGCTCAGGGGTTGCAGTTCCGGCCAGGGCGGCACGTTTGCAGAGGTCGAGGAGTCGTTTTCCATGGAGGACGCGGCCGATGCCGAGCTTTTTGGTGGTTCGTGTGATGGAGTAATCCACCTCGCGCACGCCCATGAGCTGAAGCACCTGCATCCAGTCGCGCAGGTCATGGAACATGAAGACGAGGTAATCGTGGTGCTCGAAGGCCTGGCACTCCATCCTGGGAATGGTTTCCAGCTCCTCCGCAGGGTCTTCGGCGTCGAAGAGCTTGCGGATTTCATCCTCGGCAAAGCCAGTCAGTTCGAGGTCAAAGGATGGATCGCTCTCCTGGATTTTGGCCAGCAGGCTCTTGAGGTCGCCTTCGTCCAGTTCGGCGAGTTCCGCCAATCGGTTGTCGGCGAGCAGGTCGGCCAGTTCCTCGGCCTCGCTGGCATAATCCTGCTCGTCCACAGGAACAGCGGCACAGCCAATCAGCATTGCGGCTTCAAGGCGTCCGTGGCCGCGCACAATGAGCCCGCTCCGTTTGGAAACCGTGATCGGGTTCCGCCAGCCCTGGTCCTGGATGATGGATGCCAGCAACGCCACCTGGTGCGCACTGTGGCGGTTCGGGTTGGCAGGGTTGGGTTTGAGCGCACGCGGATCAATCAAACTCGTGTGGGCGCAGAAGATGGGGATGCTCACGCCCCTCTGGCAATGTCAAAACCCTGTCTGGCGATGAACCTGATGATGCCGTGAGGTTGACTCCACGGCATGAGGCGAATGGACACCTCACTGCCTCCTGATCTTGCCCGGAAGCTCCTCAACAAGGACCTGGCCAACCTGGTTCAACGCGTGCAGAAGGGAGGGAAGCTCACGCGCGCTGAGCGGGCCATGCTGCAAAACGTGGCCAGCAGCACTGTGGGTGGCGAAAAGCTGGGGCCTGCCTTTGCGAGAAACTACGTCGATTTGGCCGAAGTCCTGGGTGTCACCCGGCAGTCGCTGACCACCTGGCGAAAACGCAAGGACGCCCCAACGCCAGCCGCCAATGGCCTGCATGATGTGGCTGCCTGGCGCGACTTCATGCAGCGCCATGATTTGAAAGGTGCGGCACCTGCTGCCGACGAGGAAACAGCTCTGCGTGCCCGCAAGCTCCTGGCTGAAGTGGAGGACCGCGAGCTCAAGGTGGCCGTGAAGAAGGCCCTCTACGTCTCCATCGAGGAGGTCAGCCTCGAATGGGCAAGGGTCGCGGGTCGCGTCACCAGCTTGTTGCGCAACAAGTTCGAGAACGAACTTCCCCCGATCCTCTCTGGGCTCGATGCCACGGGCATCCAGGAAGAAAACCGCCGTGCCATCGACGAGGTGCTCACTCTGCTCAACCAAGGACATGGCTGAGAATCTTCGACAGATTGGCTGCCGGATCTGGCAGCCCCCGGATCGTCGTCCGCCCTGGGCCTGGGCGGAGGAGCACATCCATTCGATCCCGTATTCCCCCGTGCCGGGCCGGTTTCGTGCGGACAATTCACCCTGGCTGAAGGAGCCGCTCGAAGCTCTGGTTGATCCCAAGGCCAGGATTGTCTTCATCCTCGCCGCCATCCAGTCTTCCAAGACGACGATTGGCGAGATCGGGGCCTGCTACATCATTGCCAACCTGCCCGGGCCGGCCCTGTGGCTCGACCAGACAGACGACGATGCCAAAGACCAGGCCGAAAGCCGCCTGGGACGACTGTTCGACGAATGCCCTGCGGTCAAAGCCCTTTACCCGAAAGACAGGCACAAGCTCAAGACGAGCACCAAGCACTTCTCCCATGGCATGACGCTCTGGGTTCTCGGAGCTCACAACAAGACCAACCTTCAGCGTCGCTCGATTCGCTGGCTCATCGGTGATGAAACCTGGCGCTGGCCCGTCGGTCACATGGCCGAGGCCGAGGCCCGCGTGACCGCCTTCGGATGGCTGGGGAAGTGCCTCTTCATGTCGCAGGGCGGTGAGGAGAACGACGATACCCACCGGAAGTTTGAAACCACCGACATGCGCGAGTGGACCTTTGAATGTCCGCATTGTCGCCTTCGCCAGCCGTTCAAGTGGGAGAACGTCGAGTGGAGCAAGGATGCCCGGGACGATGATGGCGAATGGAACTTCGCCCGTGTGCGTGAGACGGCCTCGCTGGTCTGCGAGGGATGCAATCATGCTTTTGAGGACAATGATCGCACCCGCAGACACCTCAATGTTTCAGGTCGGTATGTGCCCACCAACCTGAACGCCTCGCCTGAAAACGTCGGCTTCCACTGGAATGCCCTGTGCGCCATGAGCTGGGGGCGGCTGGCGGAACTGTATCTTCGGGCAAAGGCCGCTGCAAAAAGGGGCGATCTGGAGCCGCTGCGGCAGTTCTATCAGAAGCGCCTCGCTCTGCCTTGGCGCGACTACCTGGAGGACTTCAAGCTGGAGATCACTCCAAGCGGCTATCGTCTGGGAGAAACCTGGGACGACGAGGCGGCCGTCAGCCGGCAAGGCAAGTTCCTGCCACCGCCCTTTGATCCTGCTCAGTCGGTGGCTCCACTGCGGTTCATGACCGTGGATTGCCAGATGGATCACTTCTTCGTGGTCGTGCGCGGCTGGTCGCTTGAGGGATCATCCCGCCTGGTCTGGCGAGAGCGTGTGCCCACCTGGGACGAGGTTCTCAGTCTTCAGGAGCGCTTTGCGGTTCACGCCAACCTGGTCTTTGTCGATGCGGGTCACGCCACCTACGACGTCTATCGCGAGTGTGCCAAACATGGCTGGGTGGCGCTGATGGGCGACCGACGGGCCACCTACGTGCATCGAACCAAGGACGGTCGGACGGTTCATCGGTTCTATTCCCCGCGCCGGAAGGTGGTGCTCGGGCGTGGCCAGAGCTGCTCGGTGTTCTACTGGTCCAACCTCAACATCAAGGACATGCTCGCGCGACTGCGGCGCAATCAGGACCCCGAGCGCGGCCCAACCTGGGAAATCGCCGAGGATGCCGGAGACGACTACCTCACCCAGATGGAGAGCGAGCAGCGTGTGCGTAAAGGCGGCAAGTGGCTTTGGGAGCGGATCGGCAAACGCCCCAACCACTACTGGGACTGCGAGGCCATGCAGGTCGCTGCTGCGGTCATGCTCAAGCTCGTCGGCCAAGAGTCGGTGAAAGCGGATAGTGGGGCCATCGAAGAGGATGAGCCCGGCGCAGATTGACACGGCCCTCCGGGGGCATGAATCCGAATCAACCTCTTCAAGGAAAGCTCACCTACGCAGGCATCGCCATCTCCGCCGTCGGTGCCCTGGGCCGCATCTTCGGTCTTCATCTGCCCACGGCTGAAGCTCAGGGCATGGTGGAGCTGATGGCCGCCAACTGGGACACCATCGCGCAGTTCGGGGGCCTTGCCACCGCCGCCTATGGTCGTCTGCGCATCAACTGGAGGAAGAAATGACCTCCGGCACCCTGGCAAACGCCATCCTGCGGCAGGCTGGAAGGTTCGTGGGTCTGCGTGAGGTCAAACCCAACGCTGACTGGGACAACCCGGCCACCGCAGGGCCTGATCGAGCCCTAGTGGAGGAACTTCGGACCTTGATGCGTTCCTCTCCCTGGGAACCCGGGTGGGCCTA